TCTGCACCAACAGCTACAGCTAGAACTATAGTTGCAAGTGCGGATACTCTTGATGTATTAGTACTAAGTGCAGATGCGACAGCGGGTAAAATCCGTGTATTTGCAGTACTATGTGATGTATCAGGTATTGACGAAACTGATAGAAATACAGATTCTCAGCAAGATACTGCTGTGTAATCTATTTAATTTTAAGGGGGGCTATATGTCCCCCTTAATTTAATACCCCTTATAATATTTAGGAAATTTATGACTATTCACGATTTAACAAAAAAAACTAGAGCTAGCACAGGACAAAAAATTACTTTACTAGGCCCAGCTGATAATACTATGAGGGTTACTAAATTAGAAAACAGAATTAATAATCAAGAAAAAAAACTTGATAAAATATTAGAGTTATTACAGAATGGCAACAACTTACTTAACACTGACAAATAGTGTACTTAGAGAATTAAACGAAACAGAATTAACTTCTAGTACGTTTAGCTCTAGTAGAGGTATACAAACTGCTGTAAAAGATTTTATTAATAAAGGTATACATGATATTTATAATGAAGGTGGTGAAATACCTTTGTTATACGAAAGAACAACACAGAATTTAATAGTTGGTGATAATGAATATGATTTACCAGCTGACTTGAGAAAAGTAGATATAGACTCATTTACAATGGGACCTAGAGAATTAGTTACTAATGGTGAGTTTACATCTAATATAAATAACTGGACAACTGGAGATGGATCACCATCACATACAACAAGTGGTAATGGTAGATTAAATTTAAATGATGCAGCTGCATATCAATCTGTAGAAACTGTAGTAAACAAACAATATAATTTACAGATTAGAGTTTTAAGTCCTAATAGTTCTACAAGTGCTTTAATTGTTAGAGTTGGTACAACAGCAGGTGGAACACAAAATTTAAATAAGACAGTAGCTGTTACTGATTTTAGAGAAGGTAAAATACTTAATACTGTATTTACAGCTACAGCACAGAACTCATTTATATATGTAGAAGCAGATGGTGTACAGCTAGATGTAGATTATGTTAGATGCTCTAGAAGTGAAATATTAAATAGAAAATTAACTTTTATATCATACGACCATTACTTACAAAATTATAAAGCACAAGATGATAGAAATAGAAGTGGTAATTATGGTGACCCACTAAGAATGTATATACTACCAAGTTATACTGCTTTTGGAGTAAGCCCAAGACCAAACAAAAGTGATTTTCAAGTAAGTTATAATTATTATAAAACACACACTGATTTATCTGCACATGGTGATAATATGTCTTTACCAGATAGATTTAGACCTTTAATTGTAGATAGAGCTAAATATTATACTTACATGTTAAGATCAGATCCACAACATGCACAATTAGCAGATAGAGATTTTCAAAGAAAACTTAGATTATTAAAAGTAGACTATGCTACTAAGAATGATTATATGCGTAGTGATTCTATCACAGAAAGTGTAGCAACTAATATTGGAGGTAGAGTTAACTAATGAGTATTAAAGATAAACCAGAAAAAAAAGAAAAAGCTATAGATAATATAACTTACAAAACAGATAAAGAAAAGAAACAAGAAAAAAATAATATTAAAGTTGCTACTGTTGGTCTTACACAACTTGAAAAATTAAAACTTAGAAATGAAGGTTATGGTAAACAAGTTGACGATCCTACTACTATAGGAAAAGATTTTGAAACTGGTATTATGATATTAAAAGAAATAGCAACTAAATTATAATTATACAATAATGGCTGTAAATTATTCTATAAATAAACCTAAAGAACCAGAGGATAATATGAGATATGCTGAAAGAAAAGCAGCACGAATGCTCAATAATGGTTTAAATAATCAACCATCTGAAGGTAATTTATTAAAAAAAGAAAAAAAAGATTTTGAAATATTAAAAATAAAAGAATCTAAAAGAGATATCTTTGGGCCTTTAACAAACAAAGAAACAGAAAGATTACAAAATTTATCTATAAAAAGAGAAAAAGAAGATGAAGATCTAACAGGGGGTATGTAGTGAAAACAGAAAAAAAAGAAAGAGCTATAGATAATATATCTTATCAAGAAGATAAAAAAGAAAAGCAAAAAAATAATGGTCTACAAACTGCAGAAATACCAAAGGATCTTTCTTATGAGGATGCTGTAAAAGTATTTAAAATGAGTCTTGATCGTGATCCAAAAAATGTTCAAGAAGTAATAGATTTTTTTAAAAATAGAAAGTTATCAAAATTACCAAATTCTTTAACCAAAGTATAATAAATGCCAACTACAGATTTAATATCACCTTTTGTAGTAAGTTGTGCTGGGGGATTGACATTGAATAAAGATGTATTTTCAATGCGACCTGGTGAGGCATTATTATTACAAAACTTTGAGCCTGATATTAAAGGTGGGTATAGACGTGTTAGTGGTACAGCATTATATAATACAACACAAATCCCTCAAGGATCTAGTAATAGTAGTCTAGTAGTAGATTGCTCTATAATATTTAATGGGCAAGTAATAGTTGCAAGAGGTGGTGATATACATAGAGGAACTACATCTGGCAGTTTTACAACATTAACTACAGGTTTAGGAACATCTACTAGAGCATATGACTTTGAAAAATTTAATTTTAGTGGGACTGAAAAAATAGTTATTGCAACTGGACACTCACCTGCACAAATAATTAATTCTAGTTTTGCAGTAGATGTAGTAAATGCAACAGGTGGTGGCACAGCCCCAAGCAATCCAAAGTTTGTAAAAGCATTTCAAAACCATATGTTCTATGCTGGTGCAAGTAATCCAGAAGAAGTTATATTTAGTGTGCCATTTGCAGAAGATAATTTTACATCAGCTAGTGGTGCAGGATCATTTAGAGTTGACTCAACAGTTGTAGGATTAAAAGTATTTAGAAATGAATTAATTATATTCTGTCAAGATAGAATATATAAATTAACAGGTACATCATCTAGTAATTTTGCAGTACAAGAAGTTACAAGAAATATAGGTTGTAGAGATGGTGGTAGTATACAAGAGATTGGTGGAGATGTTATATTCTTAGCACCAGATGGATTAAGAACTATTGCTGGTACAGCTAGAATTGGTGACGTTGAACTTGGATCTATATCTAGACAAATACAATCTAGAATTGATGAAATAGGATTAGATAGAGTATCATCTATAATTATTAGAGCTAAATCACAATATAGAATATTTTATCCAACAACTGCAGGTGGACAAGGATCATCAAAAGGTATTATAGGTGTATTAAAAAATAATCCTAATACAGGATCTATTGGATTTGAATACGCAGATATGGTTGGTATAAAACCTGCATGTACAGATTCTGATTTTATTGATGGAGTTGAAACACAAGTCTTTGGTGGATTTGATGGTCACTTATATAAAATGGAATCAGGAAATAGATTTGCAGCAGGATCAGCAAATAATACTATTCAAGCAGTATACAGATCACCTGATATGGTTATGGGAGATCCAGGTGTAAGAAAGTATATGCAAAGAGTTAATTTAAACTATCAAGGTGAAGGTACATCTATTGATGCAAACTTAGCACTTAGATATAATTACGATGATCAGAATAGTCCACAACCAGCAAAGATTGCACTACCAAATGTAGGTGGTGCTGGACAATATGGAGCAGCTTCATATGGTAATTCACTATACGATGCATCAGGTGTTCCATTAGTTAGACAAACAGTAGAAGGATCTGGATTTGCAGTAGCACTACAAATAGATGATCAAAATAGTGCAGACTCATTTTCAATTAAAGGATTTCAATTAGAATTTACCCCAGGAGGAAGAAGATAATGGCAGGTTATTCGGCAAGACAGTCAAGTTATACAACAGGAGATACTATAACTGCAGCTCATTCTAATGATGAGTTTAACCAAGTATTGGCTGCATTTAATGCAACTACAGGACACACGCATGATGGAACTGCGGGTGAAGGTGGACCTGTAACTTCAATTAGAGATGCTAACACTTTAAACAGAGTATTAGTTGACTCTACTAATAATCATTTAGAATTTTATGTAAATGTATCATCATCCTCTGTACAACAGTTTAGAGTACAAGATGGTGCTATTGTACCTATTACAGATAATGATATTGATTTAGGAACTTCTTCTCTTGAGTTTAAAGATTTATTTATAGATGGTACAGCTAATGTAGATACACTTGCAGCAGATGCTATAAGTTTAGGTGGTACAACTATTACTTCAACTGGAGCAGAATTAAATATACTTGATGGAGTTACTTCGACTGCAGCAGAACTTAATATCTTAGATGGTGTTACTTCTACAGCTGCAGAGTTAAATTTACTAGATGGTATTACAGCAGGAACTGTATCTGCATCTTTAGCAGTTATTGCAGATTCTAATAAAGATATATCTGGATTTAGAAACTTAAGTATAACTGGAGATCTTACAGTTGCTGGTGATGATATTACTATGGGTACAAATACTGCAGGTAATTTATTAGTTGCAGATGGTACAAATT